CTCTTCGAATTCAACGACGAGTTCGCCCGTGCAAACTTCATCGGATTGATTGAACCTTTCCTCCGTGAAGTTCAAGCAAGCAAGGGTATCTCTGAATTCAAGATTATCTGTGATGAAACAAACAACACTCAAGAAGTAATTGACAAGAATCAGTTTAATGCCGATATCTATGTCAAGCCAAATGCAACGGTAAACTATGTACAACTCAACTTCGTTGCATCTAACTCACAAGCCAACTTCGCTGAAATCGGCGCAGTAACCACCATCTAAAGTAAACTAAAGAAATAACTCACAATCGGGAGTAACAAACATGGCAGAAAAACTAGAGACATTTATTTCGAACTGGAAGAATCCAGCGAAGACAAATATGTACAAACTTGTCTTTCAAGGAGAAAACGGTGCTCCAACCAATGAGTTGCAAGGCATCGACATCAGAGCAAAGGGCGCACAGTTGCCTACATCTGAAATCGGCATCATGGAAATTCCATACAAAGGTCGTAAGGTTAGAATTCCAGCAGAGCGTTCATTCACAGAATGGACAGTAACTGTAATGGAAACCAACGACATGAGAATCCGCAAGGCTTTGGAAAAGTGGATTTCTGTGATGGATGCAGAAGATGAAATCAAGCGCAACACTGCTGCTCTATGCACGATTGATGTTATATTGCTGAAGGGTGACAACGAAACACCTTCCATTACATACAAACTGTTTGGTGCATTCCCAAGTAGTTTGGCATCAGTTGATCTCTCATTCGATGAGCAGACAGCACCATTGGAGTATTCCGTTACCTTCCAATACGGCTATCACAAAGTGTCCTGATTTATAGTCAGATTTGAAAATAAAAGCATAAATACTGGTGTAACCCACCAGTATTTGTGTATTTACAGGGAGTAGTTTCTATGTCTGAGATAGGAGATATCTTAACAAAAGTAAAACAAGGTATGGCTAGAACCAACCTGTTCAAGATAATTATTCCTTATTTTGGCTTGACGGATTTGACCTTTCATGGAAAGGGAACACAACTGCCTTCTTCTGAATTGGGTGTGTTGGAAATACCACACAGAGGAAGAAGGTTAAAAGTACCAGGACAGAGGACATTTTCTGAATGGACAGTAACCATAATGGAAACATCCTCAATGGAAGTAAGATCCAAACTAGAGTCTTGGATGAACAAATTTGATGATGCAAAGTCAGGGGTAATGGACAAATCATTTCAATACGATGCAGTTGTTGCCTTACAAGACCCAACTGTGACAGAATATTCTGTTCTTTGGTATACATTATATGGAATCTTTCCCACAAATATAGGTGCTGTAGAATTGTCTTTTGATGAACAAACAGCACCGCTAGAATATCAGGTTACATTTAACTATTCTTATCATACAATGTCTCCCTCAGACAGCGATGGTGATGGTGGTGAGTAACATTGGAGCACAGTTGTTCCAAGCCTAAATAAGTGAATAGGAGATAATATGGCTATAAACATCTTTGGATTCGAATTAGGAAGAAGAAGGGTTCCAAAAACTGTTAATCAGTTGGAATCAACAAAACAACCAGTAAAATCATTCATTCCACCGGATATGGATGATGGTGCATCGGTTGTTGATTTTATTGGTGGATATGGCTTTGGTGTACAACTTATAAATTATGATCTTGCCTACCGCAGCGATACAGAACTTATAGTCAGATACCGACAAATGCATGACCATGCTGAAATTCAAACCGCAGTGGATGATATTGTCAATCAGGCTGTTGTCTTGAATGAAAAGAAAGATCCAATAAGCATAAATTTGGATAAAACTGATCTTCCTTCTGCAACAAAGAAAAAGATAAAAGCAGAATTTGAAGAAATTACCAGAATGTTAAACTTCAACACAAGAGGAAGTGAACTCTTTAGAAAATGGTATATTGATGGTCGTCTATACATTCAAATATTGATGGACGAAAAGAAGCAAAGAAAAGGCATTGCTGAACTTCGTATTATTGATCCAATGAAAATTCAGAAGATTAGAAATATTGAAAGAGAAGTTGGTGAAAATGGGATCAAATTTATAAAGAGAATACAAGAGTATTATCTCTATACAGCAGATGATTTTGTTGGTTTAGGTAAAGACACCATCAACTACAGATATAGCAATGAAGGGGTGATACTACCATTTGACTCAGTTGCCTATGTTGGTTCTGGATTTGTTGACCCTTCCACCAGAAAGGTTCTTGGTTATCTACACAAGGCTATAAAGCCTCTGAACCAATTAAGAATGCTTGAAGACTCTATTGTGATATACCGCATTTCCCGTGCTCCAGAACGCAGAATCTTCTATATTGATGTTGGTTCTCTTCCAAAGAACAAGTCAGAACAGTATCTTCGGGACATAATGAATCGTTATAGAAACAAGTTGGTTTATGACACCACAACTGGTGAACTTCGTGATGAGAAACGGCATATGTCAATGCTTGAAGACTTTTGGATGCCTCGCCGTGAAGGTGGAAAAGGAACAGAGGTACAAACTCTTCCTGGTGGTCAAAATTTAGGAGAACTACAAGATGTTGATTACTTCTTGAAGAAACTCTACACAGCCCTTCATGTTCCCCCTTCCCGTTTCAGAGAAGATTCTGGATTCAATATGGGCAAGAGTGCAGAGATAAGTAGAGATGAAGTTAGATTTACAAAATTTGTCAACCGTCTACAGAGTAAATTTTCAGAAGTTTTCCTACAGATTCTTCGTGTCCAACTCATAGCAAAGAATATCTTGACTGAAGAGGAATGGAAACAATACTCTTATGACATCAACTTTGACTTTGCAAAAGACGCATATTTCTCTGAGTTGAAAGAGAATGAGATGACAATGACAAGGCTCTTAACTCTAAGAGAAATAGAGCCATATTTAGGAAGATTCTTCTCAAAGAAGTGGGTGAACAAGAATATTCTTCAAATGTCCGATGATGAAATAGACATTATGCAAAAGGAAATAGACAAAGAAGCAAAAGATTCACCACCACAAGATATGGGTGCAATGGGTGGGTTTCCCCCCCAACCTAGCATGACCCCACAGGGAAGTTTCCCTGCAACAGAAGCAGAACCACAGGATCTAGACCTTGAAGGCATGAAAGAAGAACTAGGGTTGGATGAAATACCAGATGTAGAAGCATTTGATGCCGAAGAAAATGGGCTAACTGGAGGAGAAACAGGCAACTCTGAGGACAAAGACAGTGATGAATTGGTTTCTTCTTTTGAAGATTTTTTCCCATCTAAAGAAAGAGAACTAATACTAGAAAGTTCCAAGCCAAAATCCCCTAAATTTAGTTCAAAAATTCTTTCAATAGTTTTAGACAAAACTAGTCAAAAACAAAATTTACATACATAAGTGAAGATTGAGGAGATAAACATGAATACACAGATTATTGATTTTTTGCGTAATGTTTCAGATGAAAATGTACTTGCAGCAAAAGAAAACATCCAAACGGCATTGGCTCAAAAGGTAAGTTCTGCTCTAGAAAAGAGAGAATTAGAAATAAAGAACTCAATGTATGGAAATAATCCAAACAAGGAAGAATAATGTACCTCATAACAGAAACAACCCATAGTGATATACGATTCCTCTCAGAAGGATCGGACAAAGAAAGACAACATTTCATTGAGGGTGTGTTTATGCAATCCGATGTCAAAAATCGGAATGGTAGAGTCTATCCTCAAGAAATACTCGCCAAAGAAGTAGAAAGATATAATGATGAATTTGTACAGAAAAACCGTGCAATGGGTGAATTGGGTCATCCAGAAGGGCCGACTGTAAATCTAGAAAGAGTATCCCATATAATCAAAGATTTGCGTGTAGAAGGAAAAAATGTCTACGGAAAGGCAAAAATTCTTGAAACACCTATGGGAAAAATAGCAAAAAATCTTCTAAATGAAGGTTGTATGTTTGGAGTTTCTAGTCGTGGTATGGGTTCCTTACAAGAAAAAAATGGTGTGAGTTATGTACAGGATGATTTCATGCTTGCTACCGTTGATATCGTTGCTGATCCGTCTGCCCCTAATGCCTTTGTTAATGGAATAATGGAAGGAAAGCAGTGGGTTTGGGACAATGGTATAATCAAAGAAGTCCAAATATCAAAATACAAGAAAATAATCAAAGAATCTTCTCGTCGTGATTTAGAAGAAAATACGATAAAGATATTCAAAGATTTCTTGTCAAAACTGTGATTTTCATACATAAACGAAGCAATGGATACCAAATAAACGGAGTAATTACCAATGGCTAAGAAATCAAAAGACACAAAAATGGAAGAAGAAATGTGTGAAGGGTGTGGAAGTGATTATTCGCATTCAAGCAAGAAAATGAAAAAAGAATCTGTTTCCAAGTCTAAGCGTATGACTATGCAAGATGAATATGACATGGAAAAGGAAGAAGAAATGG